TCCGTGTCGACCATGAGCCGGTGTTGGTTAAGGACAGGCTCCAAGGTGTCGATGATGCGGAGTTCCTTTTGCTTTGTATGTCGGACCTCTTCAACGCTGCAGGGGTAAATCGTGCCGAGGTAGCGCTTGAGAAGCTCAGAGAACATCCCGAGGCCGAGGTTGCTTTCAACAATTATTTGCTTGACCTTGTACTCCTTAGCGATGAGGGCAAGCTTCTTGAGGTTCGGTTCGCTGTAGCCACCCCGAAGGCCACCGCTAGCGAGAAGGAAAAGGTTGCCGTTCAGGTATGCAACTACCGAATAGCCAAGCTCGTCAGTGCCGCGTCCAGAGGGGTCAACAGCCATAACAACCCCGGTGTATTCAAGAAACTCATCCCCTATCTGAGCCGGTTTGTAGAAAAGATCACCATGAAGGCCCACTGAAGGCAAATCAAGGGCTTTATCGCCATTAGCCAGCCATACGACTTTGTTAGGACCTTGTTCGCGGTTTAGGCGGAACACACAAAGGTCTCTGAGCTTGAGAGGAAACTTCTCCTCATCGCTCAGGCTGATGTCAAGGAGGAACTGGAGGTTGAACGTGCTACGGCCAATGGAGAGCTGTCTAGCTTCCAGTTCTTCCCAGTCAAAGCGTTTAGGGTCTACAGGGTGCCCTGCGAGGTCTTTGTTGGCTTCTAGGTCTGCTTTGATCTTTGGTGCCAGACGGTCGCCGTAGTAGTCCTTGAACTTCTTGTTAGTGGGGTACAGGGCAGGCCAGATCCTGACTTGGTAGCCAGAAACCTCAAGCTTTGCGTAAACGCTGTCTTGGGTGTGAGGAGTTCCAAGGAACACGATCTCCCCACCGGGTTTAATCACGGAGTCAAACTCTTTGATTGATTCCCGAAGCTTGTCCCGGATCAGTTGGGTTTCGCAGGACTGAGGTGTTTCAACGTCGTCAGCAACGATGAGATCAGCGCGTGAGCCAGTAATCTGACCAAAAATGCCGCTGGAACGTACCGAAGGAGACTGGTCTGGTTTCGCTCCGTAAACGTCAAAAGCAACTTTTGAGAACCGTTGGGTGTCGCTAGGGAACAGGTCTTTGACCATAAACCAGTTTCGGAGCAGGTCATGACAAAAGACGGAGAACGCATCTGCACGGTCCTGAGCTGCAGAGATCACCAACACCTTACAGTTTGGATCCCGACGTAACCTCCACAGCACATACCCAGCCGTCAGGAAGCTCTTACCGCAGCCCCTGTACGCCATGATGATCCGGCGGTTAGGACCGGTCTGCAGGTAGTCAGCAACCTGATACTGAACTGGGGTGGGGCTAGGGAGTTTTAAGTAGTCCCAGAGGTAGGTAGCAAAGACAGGAAACGAAGCTGCTGCTTCTTGAATAATCCGTTCAGTTTGGCTGCTGGCTCTTGGCATTGGATTTACTTGCCCACTTGAAAACTTGGCTCAAGTTATTCTGCAGGACAACGTTCATTTTCATGAATTCAAACAACATCTTTTCCAGGTCCTCCCTAGAAGCGTTTGGAATATCCCGCCTGACTCGCTCCAACCTGAGCTGCTGCTCTATGGAGAGATCGAAACTGGGCATAGGTGGTAACTCATCCATTGGTTAATAACCGCTTCGCGCTCCTCACAATAGTCAGGACGGCTTTGAAACCACATTTTCCAGTGAGAACTACCTTTCTCGTGGTTACAACGCTGACAAGCAGGCACGATGTTGGTGGCTAAATCCTCACCACCTTTGGTTTTGGGATGGATGTGATCAAGAGTTAGCTGTTCGCTTTTGACACCGCAGTAGGCACATTTACAACCAAAAGCTTCTTTAATTGATTGTCTCCATTGTTTAACCGCTTCACGACGCTGGAGGGCTTGAAGATTCGCCATAGCAGCCTCTGGTGTCAAATAGACAAAGCCCCCGGCTGGCGAACGAATCACCATACCGAGGGCTCTGCTTTGTACATATAGGAAGGGTTAATTCCTAAGCACTAATATAAGACCGAACTTTCTTCAGATCGACTTCTGGCAGTGCAGAAATCATCTCAGAAATAGCAGAAACATCACCGCCGTTAAGAGCAGTAATACCTTGGTCTTTCAGGAACTTAATAGCGTTAGCGAGGTCAGACGCTTTAACGTCATCACGGTTCAGTTGATCAATCAGTTTGGTAGCCACCAGACGGTGAAGACTAAACAGATCGTCCTCTGAAGCCAGACCCTCAGTCTTATTTAGAGACTTTTTTGGAGCGGCTGCCATAAATAACTCGGAACAGTTTCAACCCCAATTGTACGAGGCTGTTTTCTTTCAATTTAGAAACACCAATAATTTCAGAAGCAGCAAAAGCACTCAGCCAAAGAGCTGCTTGTACTGAAGGATCAGAGAAGTCCATAGGAATAATCAGGACGGTTTCTTGATCAAGATAGCCCAACCCGACCCAGGACCTTCAACAAGCCACCTTTTATTCCAGTTCTTTTGGCTATAAGCCACGCCTTTACCCTTCGTGTGGTTGACATATCCTCCACGGACCATATCGGCCTCACCATTAGGGTCGTGATGTATCCAAGCACCTTCTGTATAGCCAATGACCACACTGTAGTGCCCAGAGCCGCTAGGAGCGCTTACAGGGCCCTTGTGAAGCCATCCGACTACTACAGGCCTACCAGCGTCTATCTCGCCTCTGAGGAGCTCTGGGGTGCCGTTCTGGATGAATTTAGGGTCTAGTCCGAGGTACCGAAGAGCCTTGAGCTGAGCATCGACGCTCGTAGAGTCCCCAAAGCGAGCCCTGAGCTTGTTATACGCATCGTCACCTTTGATCTTGCCGTAGTAGCTAGCGACCATGGCGCAGCTAGAGCTGAAACACTCCCGATACCCAGTAGGTCCATTGTCTAGTTGGTACTCGTAAGGTACCTTGAGCAACTTTCCCGTTTGCTGGACCTCCTGCTTTGGTTGCTGACGCTGAACAAGGGTTATCAGTTTTGTTGCGTAGGCAGGGTCTGTTGCGTACCCTTGCTTTGTTAGTTGTTGAGCTGCTTCTAACGTCGTTTTTGCGTTATTGATACCGCTGTATTGTTTGTAGTCTTTGTACCACCGGTCAACAAGGTATTCAACACACTCCTTGAGAGAGCCAAAATTAAGAAACCCGTCCCGAATAGAAATAGGTACTCCATTGACGTACTCCGTCGTTGTTGTAGTTGTACCTTTGCCTTTTAAACCAAAGTAATTATGAGTGCCAGATGTATTACGGCCCCAGTTACTTTCAAGCGCCCACTGAGCAGCTACTAGCTCTGGAAACTTTGCTCCAGCTTCACGAGCAAGTTCTACTACACCGTCCCACGAGCCGTTACTGGGGATTTGATTCTTGGGTCCTGATCGCCACAAATCAGAAAACTTTGCCAGGATCCCAGGAGCAAGGTTCTCCTGCAGGAAGTCCAAAGCAAAGTTTTGATGTTCTTGATTGTTGTAATACTTAGCTACGTCACGAAGTGAGATGTCGGCCATTGAGTAAAATCCGGTCGAGTTTTTCGTCGATGTGTTGGATCTGTTTGTCGATCCGGTCCATCATTGGCATCAGCTCGTCCTTTCTAACAAACTCTTTGTGAACCGTCATCTCTACTAGGTCAATACGGCGGTCTAGTTCCATGTGACGTTTGTGCGACCAAGCAAAGACACCACCTCCAATCGAAGCAGCACCCAAAAACAAAGACAGGATGAAGGAAGGATCCATTAGGCCATACCACCAAAGCCCTTCTTCATCTTGTAAGCAAGACGAACGGCGTCTACATCAATTGAACCAGGGCGGTATGGATGACCCTTAGGGAGAGGCTTTGTTTCTTGAATTTTGGGAAGTTGAGGACCCGGCTTAGCGCCGCCAGACTCACGCTTGATTTCAAAAGACGGCATGACTATTTACCTTTGGGTACGCAGTTAGGGACAGTTTTGGCACCTTTCTTTTTGGTACCAACCATCTCGTACCCCTTCCAACAAGGACCTTTAGCCATAACAATTAAATATCTTCACTAACTATATTAAATACTCCCCATGCAGTCGCTCACGCGCTTGACACTGCTCTAGCCAAGGGGTGGTGGCGAGTAACGCTCCATGCTCCAAACGTGGTTTACATAGAACTTACAGCCAGGCAGTTAGCTGCCCAGCAAGCTTATCAGTCCTCGCCGCGAAGCTTAGTGTTGTACTTACGGCCTCTCCAGGAAAAGTCTTGACGACCAGCCTTACGAGCAGCAGCAAACGCATCGTCAAACGAACCCTTGTCAGCGCTCATCTGCTGATTACGGAGATCCACTTGACGCTTCGCCTTGGCCTCGTCGTAATACTCCTTCTTCTGTTGCTCGCTCAGCTCAGCCTTAGCAACCGGCCTAGGACGCATCACCTCAGCAACAATGGCAAGAGGAATAGCAAGCCGAGAGAGACCACGAGCAGCACCCTGAGACTGTAATGCGGAGGTCCGAGCAGCTCCACTAGGCGTAACAGTGCCAGGCATTTGAGCTCGTGGCAGCCTCGCCGTTTGCATAGGCCGTTGGTTGCCACTAGGAGTGGGAAGATTGCGACCACGTTGAGTAGCTCCTTGACCCTCAGGAGCATAGCGACCCGCGTTGCTGCGAGACTGACCGCCGCGTTTGATTGGCATGGGTTTACTTGGTTTTATAGCCTTTACTCATTTTGCCTCCTTTTTGGACTTGAGGCTTACCTGCTGCTTTAGCTTCTTTCGACCACCGCTTGGCGATCTCAGGATGCGTAGCGTACATATAACGCATTTGCTTTTCGGAGCTGAACGGCATGGGGTTAAAAGAGATCTTTAATCAGCTTATTAAACACTTTTTAGATTTGCTCTTACAGCTTTGGCAAGAAGCTAAAACAGAAGCAAATTTAAATAGTGAAATATCCAAATACCACAAAGCGGCTGAAGAGTTAGACCCCCAGCCGCAAGCAGAATTTAAAGAAAATGGCGTTTTTGGTGAGCCTGGGTGGTACATCGAAATGTCTCACCCAGCTTTCAACGACCCTGACCTCGATAAGCCTTCTGACCCTTCTTAGGTTTGCTGTTTTTGCTAGACCCTTGCATCGTTTGCTTGGGTTTAGGAGGAAGGCGGACTGGTTTACCGCTCAGGGTTTTCTTGCTTACCACGGGACCCCAGAGGCTTTAGTGGGCGCTTGCTGCTCATCCAGTTGAGCTTGAAGAGCAGCTTCAATTTCAGCCACCTTTTCTTCGGTCAGCTTTTCCTTGACCCAGCCCACGACAATTTCAGGGGTAAGTTCGCTAAACGGAATCATTTCGCCTTCAGGACGTTCAAGGCCCATAGAGCCATACGCACCGGCGCTGTAAACCTCGTTAGAGGCATTTACGGTGTAATGAGCAGTGAATACATAACCATCAGCGGTTTCGCGTTCCAGGTTGGCAATAGCCCAAGTAAAGGTAGTAGACATTGGGGTGAAACGTTTCTGAATTAGTTTAAGGGAAAGCGTCTTTGTTTAGTTTTAAAGGCATCATCGGATAAAATCCGATCTTTTCGCTGTTTTTGAGCAAGTAGTGAGTAGGACTACGCGCCCTTGAGAACTGCTACTTCAGCTTCTAGGGTTTCGATGCGGAGCTGTGCTTCTTGGAGAGCCTTGATAGCCATCCACATCATCTGCTGATCCTTGACGCCAAGCCGTTCTTCTTGAGCGGGTTCGGTCTCGGTAGCTTCTTTGGCCTCTTGGAAGACGGTGATCACTTCCGGGCAGCTCTCAGCAACCTGCTGGGCAATAACACCCATGTTCAGGTCAGCGTCGTCGGGCTGGTCCTTATAACGGAAGTTGACGATTTCCCATTCTTTCAGGCAATCCCAAGTGCCAGCAGCCGGAACAATGTCCTTTTTGACATTGCGGTCGGAGAGGTTGACGTTATTCGCGCTGTAATTGGCAAGACCACCATTTGAACGGGCTACAAATCTAGCTGCTCCCGTATCTGCACATTCGATAAAAGGATTTCCGGTTCCATTTGGAGCAGCGCCTGTATAGCTAACACGAATACCATATGGGTCAACTGTGGCGTTAATTGTCATCCATGCCCAATTGCCACCAGTTCCTTGCCGGACTCCGTGTGTGTTTGTACCTATACTGGTATAGGAATTGTCATTGCTGATTTTGATATAGCCATTATTCGTAATCCTCAGCCGCTCCGTTGGACTAGCTGACCCGTCGCTACAGGTGGAGAACACCAACCTTGTCGGAAGGTCCCCCGAGCCACTGGTGCCATCAACTGTTGCCTGAATAAAAGCTCCAGATCTAAAGTTTGTACCGTCATTCCCAGCAAAATTAATTACGCCAATATCAGTTCCGTTTACAAGAAGAGCATTGGCTCCCGGTGTATTACTTTGAGACGAACCAAGCGTTAAAATTGGACAATATCCAGCAGCCGAATAATGCAACAAGCTCAAGCCATTGTTATACGTGCTTCCCGACGTTTCGATTTGCTGAGTTGGCGTTGTTGCTCCGCTGCCTACATAAACATTGCTACGCGCAGAAGACGTGCCAAGTAACAGGCGTCCCGAGCTGTCGATGCGGGCGCGTTCAGATGTACCTCCAAACCAAACGTGAGCGCCTGGTGAGGCTGATGCTCCAGATCTGTAATTAAGCTGAAGACTGGTAACTCCAAGTCCGTAGATACCTGACCCATCATCGTATAGGCGGAAGGCACCAGCATCAGATGCTGCCGAATCTACTGTTGATGTTCCAAGCGAAATGCGAGCACCAGGCGAAGTAGTGCCAATCCCTAAGCGGCCTGAGGAATCAATAACAGCACGCTGGCTACCATTGGTTGCAAACCTTATTTCGCCGTTTTCTTGGTTTTCAATAACAAAGTTAGTTCCATTTTCATAAAGTAGTACTCCATCATCCTGCCCGCCACCCGTGGTGCTATTTACCAGTTGAATGGTAGGAATGGTGGCAGATAAAGTTAACTGCCGCTGTGGGCTAGAAGTCCCCAGACCTAATTTGCCATCCGATGTAATGCGGAGGCGTTCATTATTTCCCCCGGTCAAAAGTGCTAGGTATCCAGCAGTTCTGATTGCAAAGTCTGAGCTAGTGCCACTTGCAGTAAATCCAGGCGCAGATCCTAAGTAGTGGCGATCAGTGCCAGAAGTTGAAAAACGCAGATGAGGGCCAACTGCATTTGTACTATCAAAAATTGCTACCGAATCAGTCGCGCCACCTTTTACTTCAAGTTTGTAGCTGCCAGACGGTGCTGCACCAATACCGATGTCTCCAGCAGAGTTTATAAACAGTTTGCCAGCCCCATTAGTTGAGATGGCTACGTTGTTTGCCGAAGGCAGATAAACGCCGTTGGTGGGGACGGTGCTGCTGGTGGGGATGAAGCTGGCAGCGGTGCTGGTGCCGGTGGTCGTGGTGTTCTGGCTGCCAAAGTCCGGGCTGATCTTGGTGCCAGCGATGGCGGCTGAAGCGTTGATGTCTCCATCAACAATGGTGCCATCAGCAATCTTGGCGCTCGTTACAACACCGTTATCAATAGTCCAAACAGTAGCTGAACCGCTAACAGTGATGTCACCGTAATCAGCATCAGCAAGTGTTGCAGCAGCAACGAGACCATCTACATACGATTTATTAGCTGCATCCCCGCTAGCAGTTGGCGTACCAACACCAGTAATTTTGTTAGTACCCATTGCAAGGGCACCGCTCATCGTATCGCCAGTGACGTTTACATAACGAGCGTCAGAAGCAGAGGTGGTAAAGAAGCTGGTGTCGTCAGGAGTGCTAGCAGCTTGTTCAGCAGCCGTTACAACCGTAGAAGCGTTGAGCTTGGCGCTAGTAATAACACCATCAGCAATCTTGACTGCAGTTACAGCGCTATCTGCAATCTTTCCAGTAGTAACAGCACTGTCGGCAATCTTGGCCGTGGTGACATTAGCGTCAAGAATCTTTGCAGTGGTTACAGAGTCGCTAGCAAGGTCACCAGCAACAATTGTGCCGTCAGCAATTTTTCCGCTAGTAACAGAGCTGTCTGCAAGCTTTCCGGTCGTTACAGCACCATCAGCAATCTTGCCAGTCGTGACGTTTGCATCGAGGATCTTGGCCGTAGTAACAGCGTCAGATGCCAGATCAGAAGCAACAATGGTGCCATCAGCAATCTTTGCGCTGGTAACGGCACTGTCAGCAATCTTGGCAGTCGTAACGTTGGAATCTGCGATCTTCGCAGTGGTTACGTTGGCATCTGCAATTTTTGCAGTGGTTACGTTAGCGTCTGCGATCTTGGCAGTAGTAACACTGGCGTCTACCAGCTTTGCCGTCGAGATGCTGGCATTGGTCACACCAATCGTGATTTGACCGCTTCCAGGGCTGTTGTCGGTAACAGTGATCGAGTCACCAGCAACCACATCAGTGGTCAGGGCAGTATCAATCTTGGTATCAATACGACCGTCAATAGCCCCTGTAGTGGCAGCGTGGCCGTTATCAGAGACCCAAACCTCACCGCTATCGATAAAACCACCAAGGTCTCCAAGGTCTCCTGTACCGGTTCTAAGGGCGTCGTAAACGTCAGAGAACTCTTGAAGGCCGTAACGGATCTGGTTATCAGCGTTGTTAAGGTCTTGAGCTGTCAGTGTTGACCCTGCGGTGTAAACCACAGTTGCATCACTAATGTCAGTAGTACGACTGATAACAACCGTGGCGTTACTAACAGCAACGTTGAAAACAATGGAAGTTCCAGCGCTGTTAAAGGTGTAGTCAGTACCTTGAGCTTTGAGGGTGCCGTTAACAGTTACAGCAATATCAGCTTGACGCAGATACGGGATTGGATCTCCGCTGCTGTTGGTGAGAGCAAAAGTGGTTCCAGAAGCACTGGTGTAGGTAATCGATGCGTAAGCCATTACTGAGCGCCTCCGGTCAGACGGTTTTGAAGGACAAGCTGTTTCATTTCTGCGGGAGCTTTATAGCGTTGACCAGGAAGATCACCCATTAAGAATTGCTCCTTAGCAATACTAATTAGTTTATCAACCTCGTTCTTAAGAATTACTCGCCGCATATTGTCTTCACGACCCCAGTTTGGATCCTGCACAAGGCCCATAGGACCCATACGGAACGGAGAATCAACAGAAGGGTACTGTTTGTACTGCTTGCTGTTTACGAGGTCTTTGAGATAAGCGTGAGCACCTTTGTACTGTTTGTTAAACACAGGGTCGTAATACTCAAATTCAGAGTTCAAAAAGTGGTTGAAGTCGTTAAGGATCGACTCGCTAATGCCAACCCCATCAGCACTAAACAGAGTCTTACGAGGAGGCGGAATTAGATTTACCACCATTTCGTTAGCCACAGGGTCTTCCCCAAGCTTGTCAGGGAACAACCAGTAACGACCAAGGACAGCTTGAACTGGATACCACTTACCAGCGTGGTTGGCGTTGACAGTAGCTCCTGGCTTGCCGTACCAGAGGGCCTTACGAGACGTTGTACGGAACTCAGGCTCGTTACGGACAACAGACACCAAAGCATCAGCAATAACGCCTACAGGGCTGTATTCAGAGGCAATACCAAAGCTTCCAAATGAGGAATCCACAAAACTGTTAATGATGTCTGGAACTGTTAAATTCTTTTCACTAAGTTTTCCAGTTGAATAAAACCCTTTACCAACAAAACGAGTTACAGGGCTTGAAGGTTTACGAGGGTCAAGTCCTTGGACAACAACTTTTCTAAGGTTCAGGTAAGGATCACCAATTTTTGCAACAGAATCTGCAATCAGTTTCTGTACCCGAGATACATCACCAGTGCCTGCTGTAGTAAGAGCCTTAATTACTCGATCAAAACCGGCAATGGCAGGAGTTTCCAAAATGGTGTTTGCAAGAGCAGCAATGGCAAGAGCAAAAGCACCAGCAGTTTCACGTCCAGGAGAGAACTCTTGAAGATCTCGGATACTGGCGTGGAAAGCAAGAGTGTTACCAATAACAGGAAGGTAACGATAAGGAAGCATCATCCCACCAATTTTCCAGGTGTAAGGATCACGCACACCCTCTGTTTCTCGGTAAGTGTTTTCAAGACCACCGGTTATGTCTTGGTTACCATCTCGCATTAAAAAGAAAGCAAGAGCGTTAATACCAAGAGACAAGGCCAAAGCCCCTTGAGCACGACTACGGATCTTGGGATCAGAGCTTACATACTTGCTTTCAAAATCAATAATGTCCTGACGGGTTTTAGCAGGAAGACGATCTGCAATGCTTTCAGGTAGCGCCTTCATGCCAGTAGAAAGACTGGACCTAAAAGTGTCGAGAATGGCTTGACCCACTTCACCGCCATAAGCAATCATTGCAGCACGCTTGATGCCGTTTAGCGGAGAAGTAAGGAACGGGAAAATGTCACGACCAAAAGCAGCAATAGCTGAATTACTGCTGTTACGGAAGTTATTAACAGCGTTAGCAGCATCAGCCAGAGGGCCAGTCAACTCTTCAGTAAGGTTAATTGCACGAGTCAGTTGAAGAATTTGGTTATCAAGAACTGAGTAACCAATTGTCTGTTGATCAAAGCCAACCTTGACTGGCTTATACATATCAGACATTTCTTTGTTCAAACGTCTTGCAATCTCCTCAGCTCGGTCTGCGCGATCAATTACGCCAGCAGCAATTTGATCGTCAACCTCTTTGTTCACAACAGCCCTGACGTGAGCGTTGGCAAAAAGAGCAGTAGTCAGTTCGTCAGCAGCCGCAGAAAGCTGCATAGGAAGACTGAGGTTTACGTTCTCACCACCTGGGTAGTAGCTCTTTTTACCAAGACCCATTCCGCGAAGGGCAGTGGTCGTACCACCCATGACGTACTTACCAAACCAGCTCCGCTTTTCCCAAGCTTCAGCAGGCATGAAGTAATCGTGAAACGCCTTCAGAAACACTCGGCTGCCGTTGATGGTGTCAAACAGTTTGTCGTCCTTTTCACCACGCTCCATAACGTAGTTGACGAAAGGAATCCTTACTTGCTTTTGAGCAAGGTCCTGAGCGATTGCTTCCTCACGACGCAGACCACCAGCCCTTTGGATCTCGTAAGCGCTGTCAGCAGCTTGCTCAGGGTCTGAGATTGCCTTGCCGTACACAAAGCGGTTGTAGGTGGCTTCAAGAGCCTCTCCAAGCACAAAGCGGGTTTGAAGAATTGTGTCAGCAGCAATACGAGCCTCTTCAAGCGACTCCTTGGCAAACTCAGTCTTACCAAGCCACTTAGCCATTCTGCTGGTAATTACCCCGCTAACGGCTTGACCAGTCAGTTCCAGGTACGTTTCAGGAATACCTTGAATAGGAATTGAGAAAACAGTTGCAGGGTTAGATAGCGGAGAACCAATTTGCAAACGAGCCAGAACTGCATCAGCAGTGACTTCAAGATCCTTCAGCTTGCTGATGTCACCTTGAGATTCGTAAACTTTTTCAACAAGGTCTTCAAGGCCAGCAAGGTCGTCATCAGTCAAATCTTCGTCGTTGCTGATCTTTTTGAACAGATCACCGTAGTGCTCTTCAAGTTCTGCTTTAGCTGCTTTGGTGTTGTTAGCAAGAACATCAGCAAAGTTTTGGTTATCACCAAAGGTGGCTAGCGCTTGGTTAAAACGACTAAAGAGTACTTTGGGGTCTCCAGCAGCAAACTGAAGACGGTTACGACGGTCAAACAACCGAAGAGCGTTACCAACGCCATACATCATTTCGTTAAGAGCTTTGGCGTTAGCGACGAAGATTTGGAAATTAGTCTTGAAGTTATCCAAAGCGGTAACACGATCAAGACCAGGAACATCTTCATCGTTCATAATCTTTCTGAGGTCCCGAGCAGCAGCCAGAGCAGCAGAAGCGTTGGAATCAAGGGTTGCAGTAGGAACCATGATTTTGTTCAGGTTCTTCTGAATATCTTTACCAATCTGCTCAGCGCTAATGAACTCAGCCAGTTGATTAAGCCTGGAGTCACCACCCATAAACTCAGCAAGCTTACGAATGGCTAGACCGTATTGCTGAGGAAGGATTGCGTCACGATCAAAGGTTTCAAACAGCGCTTTAACAGCAGCAGCGTTGTCAAAGCTACCGGTGTACTTAGTAGCGCTGGTGTTGTAAATCTGGAACGCTTTATCAGCAATGTCTTCATCACCAGTTTTAGAGATTAAACGCTTCTGTTCCTTAAGAGCGTCTTCATAGCCCTTGGTGAAGTCACGAAGGTTTTCAAAGGTCTCACTAGGATCCTGGTTGATCTCAAGGTCCCTGTTAACTTCACGGATTATTTCGCGTTGGTTAACAGCAATGTCATCACCAGGGACGCTTTCATTCAGAGCACGGTTAGCTCCAATGGTGTCAGTGTCGACAACAATTTCACCGT